GAGGCTGTAAAGCAGCTTTACCATAGCTCAAACCTCATACATGCGGCATTCAACGCAGAACGGGTCGTGCTGGCAGAATTTCTCCCAGAACTGCTCCCTAGCGTCTCCTGTGATGGCATAGTATTTTGCAACGGCTCGCTTGTAGTCTTCAAAAGCTTCGTCAAGCTCTTTACATTCCCTTCCCCATAGTTCTTCAATTTCTTGCATCACATACGCAGCTTCAACGGCATCATCAAAAGCCCTTTCAGCTTCAGCGGAAAAAGACATGACAATGGAGGAGGGAAATTTACTTTAGTTTAGCCCTCAAGATTCTCCATTGCTTTTGCAATTTTACGAGCCTCTTGCAGTTTGGGTAGCAATCTAGGTTTATAGGCATGCTCTGCTGCTAGCAATTGCAACGCAGTTTGGCGATCTGCCGTTAGCAAAGCTACTAGAAAAACAACTTCCTTGGCGGAGAGTTCTACAGTTAACATTGTTTTGAAACGAGAATAAACTTTCTATATGCTATTCGCGATTAACGAATGAGACTATTAAGCCAATCGATGTCATTGTCTTTCGATGCCTCAAGGATAGCACCCGCTAATGCAAAGGCATAGTCGTCAACGCCTGTTTCTTTACCGCCAGTCACTGCCCATTGACCACTTTGTCTATAAATGACGCTTAGGTTTTTAAGTTGAAGCACGGCTTTCTTATGCGGATACATTTCGATAAGGCCAGCATTAAATAGTTCTTTCATTTTGCTGAATGCCTTCATTTTTGTGCTGACCGACCAGGCAAGTTCGCAAATTGGAAAATCTTTTGCGAGGCTTTGAATTGTGGCAGAGCTATTAAATTGGTCAAGGACAATGGATTGAAATTCATAAATGCGATGATGCTCTTTAATCCAGTCTTCAACTTTGGCAATATTTACTTCTTTTTTGCCAGCAATTTCAAAGTCAGGTTCAAAAGCATGAAATTTGTCAACGATTAATCGCTCACCTTCGTAATGAACAATGCATGCCGTGTAATCATCTCGTCCAACGCCGCCACGAGCAGGGTCAAGAGCAAGGATGTAAGTGCCCATGTACTCTCGCATTGGCACCATAATGCCCCTGTCTTTATTGACTGCGGCATCAATAATTTCCGATGCCAACAAAGCAGATTGACTTTTCGCAAACTGCGCCCCAAATTCCACCCAAAAGCTTTCTTCGTCTTTCTTTCTGGCGTTTTCAAGGAAATCACATCCCCATGGCAAATTAACATTGATCTCCCATGTTGGGATTTGTAGCGCTTGCATGCCAGGAAATTCTCCGCTTTCGGCTTGCTTGAAATGTTCGTAGAAAAGGCCGTCAGTTAACCAAGGAGAAGATAGCTCAATAATTTTTCCATGGCGGCCAAACTGAGCAATGGAAGGAGAAAGTGCGTTGTACATGGCTTCTGCGCCACGGTTTGCATCGCCTTCAATCGAGAATGCAAGCTCGTCTTGGATGATTGCCACAACTGCTTTACCACGAGAAGCGCGGGCTGATGCGGGAATTGCTTGGAACACGCAACCATTACTGATTTCAATCTCAAATGCAGTTTCTCTCGTAACTTCTTGCTCAAACGGACTATTAATAACCAGTTGCCTGATGTTTTCAAGTGCAATCTTTGACTGCCCTAAGTCATTAGCAACAGTAATGATGTACCATTTCTCTCCCTTTCTTACCTTACGTTGAAAGAAATCTGCCTGTACAAAGCACATGTAAGTGGCAGCAACTGCGGCCATGAAGGTTTTTCCTGAGCGTCGGCCCATTGCCCAAATGGCGTGGTTTATTTTCTTCTCAAATAAACCGTTGAGAATTTGCTCTTGCCTTGGCCATAACGTGACGCCAAGAGCATGCTTAGCAAATTCAGAACACCTAAGAGCCATGATCTAAAGTATCAAGAGGACGAAGAACTTCTTTGGGAACAAAATAAGCAGGACGACCATGAGCGGGATCAGCCCAGTATTTCTCTTCCATCGCTTCCTTTCCATAGCACCAGCCATGGATGAGCGTGGTTTTATTTTCAATAGTAACGAGAACAAAGCGCTTTTCGGGGTCTTCGTTTTTCTGTACGATCAAATCGTACTTATGCTTACTCCTGGTCTTCACGTCAATTTTGCCAGGAAGATCGGAACTTTTCCGATTTGCCTCTCTTTCTTGGTACAAAAAATCCTTAAGGCCGAGATGAGAAGCGACTGCCATTTCTCCTGCTGCGCCGAGGAGATGGATCTCAAGCGCTTTGTTGCCGCGCCATGCTCCGCGATTGCGACCACGCAGCCCTTTCGCTTCGTTGACGGACTGTCTCCTCATCCCCTCTTCCATCGCTTCCTGTCTTTCCTGTTCGGAGAACGTGAAATGAATGGGCATAGTCAAAGGAACAACACTCGCATCATAGCCACCTTTAGAATGAAAGCAAGTTTAACATCCAGATAAAATGGCCGAGGATTTAATTGAATTGGGTCATGTTGCTGAAAATAGTGCACGAAATGATGGGCTCAGTAATGTTTTTACTGGCATGGGCGTCAATGGACGAGATAAAAGCCTCTCTACTCAGACTGAGCCTATTATTTTTCTGACGCAAGAAGAACTTGAAGGGCTTTATGGCGAATGGCTACCGCGTCGCATTGTTGACATTTATGCAGAGCAAGCAACACGGCGTGGTTTTAAAGTGTTGTTTGGCGGAGAAGGCGCTGCTGCTGAGGAGGTTGCGGGTATTGAGCAGACGGTTGAGGATCTTTATATCCTTGAGAATTTCATGCTGGCGTCGAAAAACTCCAGGCTTTATGGCGGCAGCGTGATTTTGCTGTACATCGACGATGGACGAAGGGCAGATCAACCAGTCAATAAAAACAACATTCGTTCCATTGAAGGAATGGAAGTGTTGGACAGGTGGCAGATTGCTCCTGTTATCAATGAAGAGAATTTGTACGATTATTCCAAAGCGACTTATTACCAAATCATTTCTGGCGATTTGATCAACAAGCCACAATTAGTTCGCATTCATAAAGATCGCATTTTGCGTTTCGATGGCGATTGGCTTCCTTATCGCATTCGTCAAAGGAACTATGGATGGGGGATGAGCAGTCTGCAAACTGTTTACGACAGCTTTAAGCACTACTGGACTGGTTTGCATTCCACTGCCACGTTAATGAGCGAATTTGACATTTTCGTTCATAAGATCAAGGGCTTGTCGCAAATGCTTGCTGCTGGCAAGGAAGGAGACGTCAGGAATCGTCTTATTCTTAATGACATGAGCAAGAGCGTTTATCGCGGCTATGCAATTGATGCGGATAAGGAAGAGCTGGAGTTTCTTGGTCGTAATTTTGGCGGCATTGGGGAAATTTTAGAGAAGCTTCGTATTGACATTATTGGCGCCTCCAAGATTCCTCATACAGTATTGTTTGGCGAAAGTCCTAGTGGACTTGGCTCTACGGGACGCAGCGAAGAAAGGGATTTTGCAAAGACTTTAGCGGACTACCAACAAGCTTCTTTCCATCGTCCTCTCAAGAAACTGATGGAATACATCATGTTGAGTTCTGACGGTCCGACGAAAGGACGAGTGCCGGATTCATGGCGCGTTCATTTTAACGATTTGTTCGAGTTGAATGAGCGCGAGAAAGCTGACGTGAGGGCTCGCGTAGCGGCTGTGGACGGGCGCTACATCCAGTTGGGAGTATTGCATCCGAAAGAAGTGGCAGAGGCCCGTTACGGCGGTTCTGAATGGAGCATGGAACTCACTCTTGATCCATCGCTCCCCCGTGAACTACCTGATCAAGGCGGCGAGAAAAAGCTTGCCGTGCCTCCTGGCGGCAGGGATCCCATGAACGAGGAGAACGGGACGCTACCAATGGACGGCACCAGGGAAGTCGCTGATGCTCAGGCAGGATTGTTCTTAGAACGCGATCTTGAAGCCAAGCGAGGAGATGTTGTCTTCACTGATAAAGAGCTTCACAATCGTGCCGTTGCTTCAGCAAAAAGCAAATTCAAGGTTTGGCCTTCTGCTTATGCCAGTGGTTATGTAGTGCAGCAATACAAGAGCATGTATAAGAAAAAGCATGGCTCGTTATCTGGCGCTTTCAAGAACGACGAAGGCGAAATTCATGCTGATGATCTTGATGAGTGGTTTAAGGAAAAGTGGGTGAGGATTGGCGCCAATGGCGAAATCCTTGGTCCTTGTGGTGGACGTAGCGAAAAGGAAGGTAAGCCTAAGTGCCTTCCAGAAGCAAAGGCCAAGGCAATGAGCAAGGAAGAAAGGGCAACCATCGTGGCCCGTAAGCGCCGCAAGGATCCTGATGCTGAACGTAAAGGCAAAGCGAAAATGGTTAGCAGTAAAGTTGAAGACGCTATTGACCCTGTAAAACCTGAGGGAATGATCCTTGGCGATATTGACGAAGCTTCCTTCATTTCAGAAGCCGACATTGAAGAAGCTTTAAGTCAATGGAAAGAAGAAGCTCCCGAGCGCTTTAAGGACATGCTTGAGGCTGATGATGCTGAATGACCTCTCGTCGTTATCCGACACGATCTTGGCTGAAAGGCTTGATGCGGAATGGTCTTTTGATCGTGGTATTGGCAGGTATCGCGACAAACGAGGACGGTTCCTTAGCAGCAAAGCGGTTCAAGCGATTGTTGATAAACGCATCGAAAAGCTTGCAACGAAACTACGTCGTTACACACAAATGCTAGGTGACGGCAATCTTACGCTTGATCAATGGCAAGCAAGCGTCAGGGAAGCTATTAAGGCTGCCCACATCCAAAATGCCATCATCGGCAAAGGCGGTAGGGACAACATGACCGCAAGCGACTATGGTAAAATTGGTCAACGCTTGAGGCAAGAATATGCCTATCTCCAAGGCTTTGCGTCTGACTTATTGGAACAGCGAGTTTCGCTTCCCATGGCTTTGGCTCGCATTGGCCTTTATGCCGAAAGTTCTCGTGGTTCTTATTGGCAAGGCACTGAACTGCGACAACAGGAACAAGGCTATTCGTTGATGCGGCGCATTTTGGATCCACAGGCTCAGCATTGCGATGATTGCGTTCGTTACGCACGCGCTGGTCTTGTTGCAATTGGTTCTCTTCCATTGCCTGGTCAACGCTGCCAATGTCGAGCAAGATGCCGTTGTTCCGTGGAATACATGAGGCAACAACCTCCTTCTGTGCCTGCATAAAAAACGCCACTAACATAAGGCAAGCATTCTTCCTTCTAGTGGCAAAAATTTTTTATTGCGGTGATGCGTTTGTAGAAACAGGTTTTGGTCGCGTTGCTAGTCAGCTTCTGCCAAGGCTTGCTGAAAAACATGACGTGCATGTATTGGCAGTGAACTATTGGGGAGATCATCACGAAGAAGCTCGTAAATACAAAGTTTATCCCGCTGGCATTCACGGCAATGATCCCTTTGGCGGTCATCGCATTGCTTCTATCGTTAAGAAAATCAAGCCCGATCTGATTTGGAGCACCAATGATCTGTGGATCAACATTGGTCTTTGGAATCAAATCAAAGACCTCCGTGATGAACTCGGTTTCAAGTTTTATTCATATTGCCCCATTGATTCTTACGGCATTTTTCCTGAGACAATGCCTCCAACCAACGATTGGGACGGCTTTGGCGTTTACACGAAATTTGGAGCAGAGGAAGTCAGGAAAGCTGGCTATCAAGGCGAAGTTGACATCATTCCTCATGGTGTAGACACCAGTCAATTCTTTCCATTGGACAAGCTTGAATGTCGTAAAAAGCTTGGCGTCCCTGAGGACGTGTTTATTGTGTTCAATGGCAATCGCAATCAGCCTCGTAAGCGCATCGACCTTACGATCAAGTCTTTCATTCGTTTTGCGAAAGACAAGCCTGATGCTCGTTTGTGGATGAATATGGGGCAGAAAGATATGGGATGGGATTTGATTCCTTTGTTTAAGCGCGTTGCTCGTGACGAAGGCTACGACGCAA